ATCTCCTCAAAGATTACTTTTTCACCTCTTTGCTCAAAATATGTTGGTTCTATAAATGGAATGACTTTACGAGAATAAGTTTCGTTGCATATTAAGTTTCTGAGAATTGTAGTCTCAATTCGTTCCATATGAGAAAATTCTGTTCGCGGCAGCATCAAGTTGCTGCATTACTTCTTCCGTAAAATAAACTTCTGGTTCTTTCAGAATTGCCTTTGCATAGACTTTCTTACCATCTATCTCATAACGACCGGCAACATTCTTCCACATTCCGGCAAGTTCGCCTAATTCAAGCAAACCATAATACCTATCAAGACCACGCTCATCGTAATAAAGACGCACCGTGACAATTTGATTTTCTTTACTTAAACGAGACTTAGCAGTCTTTGCCTTGATAAGATTTCCAATGACTTCTGTTCCATCCTTTTCTTTCTTCTTGCTAAGATGAATAATGGTACTGGCAGCATACTTAAGGCCACTACCACCTCCCATCTCTTTAGTAGGAACATAAGAGCCGATAACGTCATAGGTATGGTTGGTAACGATCATAGGAATTTTAGCCTGCCCCAACTTGAGTGTCAACATCCTAAACGCACCCTTAATCAGTTGTGATTTTGTCATATCACGAACCAGTTTTTCATTAAGTGCATCAGTGATCTCTTTCTCAGTGGAAAGCATTCCTAAAGAGTCTAGCACAAATATGCAGGGTTTGCGTTCATCTTCAGATTTTTTTAAATACATATCCACTGCTTTGAGTGCCTTACTACGGAACTCCTCAACAGTCACTACATTAACCACGACCAAACGTGAGAGATCAATTCCTCTACTTTCGAGAAGAGATTTATTAACTGCTGCCTCGGTGTCAAAATAAAGGCAATATCCGTCAGGATTAGAATCAAGAAAGTTTTTGACGACAGCGAGAGAAAAGAAAGTCTTGCCAGTAGAAGACTCACCAGCAATGGCAGTAATCTTATTCCCAGAAACACCACCAAATATACTACCTGAACAAAGTCCGTTAAAGATGTACGAACCTGTGTCCACGTAAGTTTCTGTGTCGTCGATGTCTTTTGCCAGTTTGGTATAGTCATCTCCAATCTCTTTTACAATTTCGTTTAAAAAATCCATTATACAAAAAATAGTTCAAGGTTTACAGTTTTCTCCACATTCCATCCAATCGCATCAAGAATTGCTTTGAGTGGTTCGACAAATGACTTTTCAAATTGTAAGTCATAGTCTATGTATTTGTCAAGACCAAGTTCATGTGGAAAGTCTTGAATAAATGAGATGACATTCTCATGAATAATATTTGGTTTCTTCAAATAAAGAAATTTAATTTTTTCACCATTAGTAATAAGAGAATATTTATTTGTCAATTTTTTCTCTTTGATATAATGGTTGAATAGAAGTGCTCCACGACAATGAATAGGAGTTCCTTTGGAATAGATATCAGAATAAGATCTATACTTCACAACATCCGATACTGAACGAGGGAACGCAATTTGTTCTGGTGGAAGTGCCTTAAAGTCATTACGACACTTATCAATAAAGTTAATTACTTCTTCTTCTGTGCCATTCATCATGAGTTTGAGACCATCCTTAATCATCGTTCTACAGGGTGCAGGAGTGGATGATTTGACTGCCTCAATACCCATCATCTTAAGTTTAGGTTCCGAATACTGAACCCCTTCACTGTTCCATACGTTGAGAATATAGCGTTTCTTCGCAGTCCAAATACCGCGTTCTGCAATATTCTCACGCTTCATAATCATTTTTTGATCATATGCCGCAACGTAATCCGCAAGTTCCTTATAAGATCGTTCGATGAATGGTTCCAATTTGTCTTCACAGATCTTATCAAGTAACTCAACAACTTTTGTTTTATCATCAGACTTATGACTAAGAAATTTATCAACAAGAGGTCCCATATTAAGATAGATTGAGTCAGTGTCAGATGCAATGACATAATCGACTTCTTCGGTTTTTAAAATCTTATTTAGAAATCCGTTCATCTTATTCTCAATCCAACGGATAGAGACTTGACCAGAAAGCGTAATCGCTTCCGCATTGGCCAGTTTGTAGTAACGGAAATATTGATTACCAATAGCACCATATGCAGAGTTGAGTTGAATCTTGCGAGCCATCTGAATGTTGTTGCATCGTGCAATCTCTTTTTCCAATACCTTAGTTGGAGTTTTTTCATAATCTTGTTTTGCAATAAGCATCTTCTTCTTATAGATGGTGCGATCCTTATAAATCTTCTCCATCAATTCAGGTAGGAACCCACGGACATCTTTACGATACATGGCACCATTAGCACACACTGCACTGTCCTTATACAGTTCAAAAGTCAGTTCTTGGTTAAGTATCTTATCAACTGTAACTGATGGGTGCCTGGTCTCCCGGAGTGTCTCTGGAGAGATATTGTATTGCATAATAAGGTGAGGGTAGAGAGAGTTAAGGTCAAAAGACACAACCCAATCATACTTTCCCGGAACCGGTTGTTTAACATACGCGCCCGCATACTTTGCATCCTTGTCTGAACGTTCTTTGGGTGGAATTACAATGTTTCTCTTTTTAAGATAATTGTAAATGATCGCATCCCACATACGAACCTGATAGAACACATCATTATAATTCACCTTAGCATCGTATGCCATGGTAATTGCGAGTTCAATCAATTTCATCTTGTCTTCCATTCGGTCAACAAGTTCCACGTCAATTATATTGTATTCTACAAACTTCTGCCACCCCTTTGTATAGAAATCTTTAAAGGTATCAAACTCAGAGTGATCAAGTTTTTTTTGCCCAAGTTCCACACTCGCAATATAATCCAACCGATAAGATTCTTGTGCCTTGTAAGTAAACTTCTTATACAGATTTAAATAATCAAGTTGCGTAATACCACCAACATCATAAGAAATGTGTTTGCGACCCATAATAATAGTTTCACGTTCAGTCACCAATCCCCAAGGTGAAAGTCTTTTCATTAACTTCTCGCCAAGAATACGATCAATACGTCTTACCAAATAAGGCATATCATAAAGTTCACTATTCCATCCGGTCACAACTTCAGGAGTATTAGTCTCAATCATCCACCAACTGATGAAATCGTTAAGGAGTTCATACTCGGTTCTGAATCCTTTATAGATAACATTCTCTTGTTTGTTATTGAAAGGTCCCTGACCCCAAGTGCGAATTTGTTTAGTAGTATAATCTTGCACCGTAATAAGCAAAATTTCTTCTGCTGCAGATTCTACATCGGGGAATCCATTTTCAGATTTGACCTCAATATCAATTGTAGAAATTTTGACTTTACTGGTATCAAATTTAATCTCTTCCTCAGGATACATTTCAGAAAGATACTGATAGATGTATCTTTCATTCCCGTAGATTTTAAAGTTTTCTACGCCATCATATTTTTTGATAAACTCTCTACAATCACGAACGGTGCCAGGTTCTATTGATTCAACATAGTCTCCCTCAAGAGTTTTATACTTTGTCTTTTTATTAGAGGGTACAAAAAGTGTAGGGTAAAACTTTTCCCTCGTAGCAAAGTGCCTTCCATTCTCATATCCACGGACCAGAAAGTGGTCACCGACCATTTGAACGTTGGTGTAAAATCTCATTATGAATCCTTTGGTGACGAACGTTAGTCTCAAACTTCTCTGTGTATATTATAGCATCCTTTCCGGCAAATTCCTCAAATGCACTGATGAACATGGCAAAGTAGTGCCAGTGATTTGGCGGAATATATTGCGGTGACATGCACACAAAGATATGATCAAAATTATAATTATTAAACTTATAATCTTCCTTCTCTACATTTCTATAATTAGGAACAACTTCTGAATTGAATCTATTACGACTCTTATTCACACTGTTCTTATTTCCAATCCAGGTGAAAGATTTTAATTTATTATGTCCACCTAACCAAGCACCCCAGTTTCCCTCATGAACTCTATTGTGATTCATGATTTCATAAAACTCTGTTTTATATGCGTCCTCCTCAGGCATCTCTCTAATGTAGTCCCCACCAAAAACATCATCATGATGATCTATATTGATTAGATCAATATTTTCATACTCGGCAATACTGAATAGAATAGAATCGTGCTCATAACCAAAAGAGACACTATCGCAATTGCGAAGTGCCTTTAAAAAAGTATTATAACAAAACAATAAATTTGATTGATCAATACGAAAATGACTTTCATTAAAATCAGTTTTGTTAAAAAATTGTTCCCATCTTATTGTTGGATTTTCATTAAACATCAGACCATTATAGAGTTCAATAACCGGACCCATAATGTAATCTAGATCAATGCTTAAGACTCTCATTCAGAGATTTCCATGTATGCTTTAATAATAGAACTTTTTGGTTCAACGATTGTTAAAATATCTTCAGATCTAAACAACAAATCCTTTTGTTCCGTACAGGTCAACCAAGAACTTACTGTATCATCAGAATTGACTAAAGCAACATCAGAGATTTTGCAATTTGGATCTCCAATTTCCGCAGTAATTTCTTCAATTTTTGCAATTAAAATTAGACCATTTTGAAGAACTAAACACTTAATCATTTTCTTCTTCTCCACCAACCTTTTCAGAATACATTTCTTTTATAGATTCTAAAGGATCTACAAGAGTAACTATCCAATCGGTAGGAACAGGAATTTGAGTATCTGATGTCAATAAAATCCATGGAGACAATGAAATTTGAACTTCTCCATCACTCATATTTTTTTCTTC